ACCAAAGGGCTGTCTATGTTCGCGCAGGGAACTGCGGGCATGCTCCAAATCCTGGCGATGGTCAACCCGCGTTTCAAGGGCGCGGCGGAGGGCGCCGGGCACATCGCGGCCGGCCTGCAAGACGCCTCAGACGGCTTTTCAACAGCCTCGGACAAGGCCGCCGCGGCGGGGGACGCGTTCTTCGGACTCGCTGAAGAGGCCCATAACGGGCAGTTGCGGGTCGATGCGCTGCGTGCGGCCCTGGCCAAGGTCAAAGACAAGGACGTGCGGATCCGGGTCCGCACCACGGTGACATCAGCGTTCGACGCGGTCGACGCGGCGGTGCAGGCCGCACAGGACGCCGGGGCGACCGGTGACACCCGCGCACCGTGGGGCGCAGGCCCTGCTCTGGGGACCGCCGGGCTGGCAGAGGCGCACGCCCTGTTCACGGCCGGGCTGGGCGGGCACCGGATCACGTCCGGTGTCCGGCACCACAATCTCGGCTCAGTGAACTCCGATCATGCCCGAGGCCGGGCGATGGACGTCACCGGGCCCCGGCTGGGGTCCTACGCCCTCGCCGTGCGCAAGGCCGGCGGGCATGCTGCGTTCCACGGTGACGGTGCCACCCGGCACCTGCACGTCGTCCCCGTCACCCACCACACCCCCACCCCCAGCATGACTACCGGTGACACCCTGCACGCCGAGGTGCACTTCCACGGCGCCGCACCGTCACCGTTCAACGCCCGCCGGATCGTCGCCGGGGCCCTGCGAGACGCCGACCGTGACCGCCGCGAACGCGGGGGACGGTGATGGCCGCAGACACGGTCACCGTGCGCCTGGCAGGGAACCCGTGGATGGTCCCGGTCCGGGTCTCCGAACGCGGCGCCCTGACCCTGACCTACACCGGCCCGGCGCGGCCCGTGGTCATCGTGATGCCGTGGATCCCCGACGAGATCGAGGTGGCAGGGCTGGCCCAGGTGTGGGAACAGATCCCCCGCCCCGGCGGCGAACCGCTGCAGGTGTCCCGCGGCAAAGCGCTGCGCACCCACACGTTCACCTGCCTGCTCGCCGACCCCGACCTGGCACAGTCCGTGACACCGATCATCGACGCGTTGACCGCCGCCGCGGACAGCGAACAGCCCGCCGTCGCGGCCCTCGGCCCCCGCCTGCTCGGGCAGGTCACCATCACCGGGCTGTCGGTGCGCGAAACCGAGTGGGGCCCGTCCTCGCAGCCCGTCGAGGCCACCGTCAGCATCGAACTGACGAAAGCCTCGACCGTGCCCGACTCGATCGGCCCGGTCCCCCGCAAACGTGGCCTGCCGAAAGCCGCGCACGGCTCCGCCCGGAACATGGCCGGGAGCCTCTGATGCCCGAACCGGCGGCGTTCCCCACCCCACCGGCATCCGGCCGCACCGTCGCGGGAGGAACGGTCGGTGCCGGCGGGGTGATCACCGCGACCACCACCACCGTCACGGTCACCCGTACCGTCCACCCGCTGCACATCGGGGGTACCGCCGGGCAGCTCGTGTGGGCGGCCGAGGTGGCGGCCGACCGGGCCATCACTAGCGCCCGGTTCCGGGTCGCGGCAGGGGCGGCACGCGCGGATAAGACCCGGCCAGGCCGGCCCGCCTCCGCGGTGCTCACCGTGGACGCCTCCGACGCGGCCGCCGTGTGCAGCATTGTGATCTCCTGCCCGGTCGGGACGGTCCTGACCGTCACCGAGCGGTGGGCCCAGACCCCACGCCGTGACCAGCCCGTCATGCTGGCCGACCCCACCTTCGGGCTGCCGTCGGTCAACGGGGTCACCCCACCGGCACCGGCGGCGGGGATGCCCGCCCGTGAGGCAAAGTCGTCGGCACGCAGGTCCCCGCAGGTCCGTGCCGCGCAACGCCAGGGCAGTCTGCGCCCGGATCTGCTGCCCCGCCAGAACTCGACCCTGTAGGAGACCGTGGTGGCAGCCCAGTTCGCGGATGTGCGCTGGCCGGCCCCCGACGCCCTGTGCGAGACCCTCGCCGCCCGCATGGAGTCCTTCATCGACCACTCCACGATCGCGGGCAACGCGGTCGGCTGGCGGTGCCTCGGCAACGTCAACGACGTGTTCGACCTGATCTGCGGGGCTGGGTCAGCCAAATGGCGGACACCTCGGGCGGACCAGGCCGCCGATGTGGCCCGCGCCCTGCGCGGGATCGCCGATAAGGCCACCGTGCCGCCGCGCGGCACCGTCTGCCTGTGGGACGCCACCGCCACCAACGACGACGGGCACATCGCCTACTCCGACGGCAAAGGCAACACCGTCAACAACTGGGCGTCCACCATCGTGCAGGTCACCGCCCTGTCCCGGCAGCAGTCCGGCTATGTCGGCTGGGTGCACCCCTCCCAGCTCGGCGCCTACCCGCCACACCTGAAAACCCCCAACCCCGGCTGCACCGGCCCCACCGGCAACGTCTCCACCATCACCACGAGCAGCGGCAGTGCCGGCAGCGACGACGAGCCCCGCGAACCCCTGCCCCAACCACCGTCGATGCGGGCCGGATCCGGCCGGTCGTTGCTGCGCCTGGACGCCGAAACGTTCACCCTCACCGGGAAGACGTTCACCGCCGGGCTGACCGGCGCGGTCACCAGCATCGGGCTGGACCTGGCCCCCGAGCAGGTCGCCCAGCTCACCCTCACTGTCACAGACCCCGCCCTGCAACTCGCCGACGTCGACATGCGAGGCGCGGTGCTCGGCTGGGACGACACCGACTGGGACCTGTCCGCGGTGCGCCTGGCCGCCGCGGCCACCGCCCACACGCTGGCCGCACGCTCGAAGCTGGCACGACGGATGCGGCGCACCTACCGAGTCGTCGGCTCCCACAAAACCACGCCAGGGCAGTGGATCACCCGATGGGTCACCGGCCTCGGCGGCCGCGCGATCGTCGAGGCGTCCACCGCCCGCGCCGTGCTGCCCGAAAGCACCGACCAGTCCCTGTGGGATGCCATGTCGGGGCTGTGCTCCGATCTCGGCTGGTCCTTCGTCGAATACGGGGGGCTGGTCCGGGCCGGGTCACGCTGGTGGGCCGCCCACAACCCGGACCTCACCGTCACCTGGCCACTGACTTGGCGGGAGGACCCCGTCACCGACCTATTGGATGCCGACCTGGCGCTGAGCAGCGACGACCCCGACAACACCGGCACCGCCACCGTGCAGCTGCGCCGGGACCAGGTCCTGCGGATCCGCCCCTGGCACCTGGCCCGCCTGACCGGCCTCGGGATCTACGACGGGACGTGGCTCATCGAGACGGTGCAGATCCCCGACGACCCCACCGAACCCGCCGGCGTCACCATGGCGAAACCACGCAAGACCGCGCAGACCTCAACATCGCCGGTCTCGGGCAGTGAACCCGGCGCCGAAGGAAGCGAACCCAAGGACGGGAAGTCCCCGGCCTGGGCGAAGTGGCACGCCCGCCGTCAACTCGCCAAACACGGGTGGGGCACCGACCAGTGGGACCCGCTGGAGAAACTGTGGGACAGGGAGTCCGGGTGGCGGTGGAACGCCGACAACCCGACCAGCGACGCCTACGGCATCCCGCAGGCCCTGCCCGGCTCGAAGATGGCCGCCGCCGGCGCGGACTGGCGCACCAACCCGGCCACGCAGATCGCCTGGGGTCTGGGCTACATCAAGGGCCGCTACCGCACCCCGGCGCGCGCCTGGGCCCACTCCGAACAGAACGGCTGGTACTGATGATGCGGTGGGCGACCGTCACCGACGTCACCACCGCCGGGGTGTGGGTCACCTCAGCGTGGCTGCCCGGGAGGACCGGCCCCATCCCCTGTGTCGGAACCCCCATCCCCGGCGATCACGTCCTGGTCGTGCGCACCGATGACGGTGAACTCGCCGCCATCGCCTGAAACCCGACCCGCCGCGCCCAGGGAGATAACCAACCGTGACCCTCGCCCACCCCTACCGGCTCACCCCCGGCGGCACGGCCGCGACCGTCGCCCCGGGCTCCGCCCGGCACGCCGCGCAGCTGGCCGGGCATGTGCTGTCCACCAGCCCCGGCGAGCGGGGCCTGGCACCGCAGTTCGGGCTTCCCGACCCTGCCGGCGGGCCGCTGGACGAGTCCGTGATCGCCGCGACGATCGCGGTGTGCACCCCCGACCTCGACGTGCGGGGCATCACCCTCACCGACCGGGGTGACGGCACCATCGACGTGACCATCACCGTGACCTGGGCAGGAGATCCGGATGCGTGACCTCGACGTCGGACAGCTCGGCATCGTCGTGGACGACCGTGACCCGCAGGCCATCTTCGACGCGATGGTCACCGCAGTCAAAGTCCGCAACCCCGCCTGGATCCCGCACAACGCGGCCCTCGAAACGATGCTGCTAGAGGCGTTCGCGGTCGCCGCCGCGGACTGGATCTACGCGACGAACCGCACCCTCGGAGCGCTCGTCGAAACGGTGCTGGCCCTGTTCGGGGTTCCCCGCGACCCCGGCGCCCCCGGCACCGGGACACTCACAGTCACCTTCGACGGCACCCCCGACCTGACCATCGCCGCGGGCACCGAATTCGTCACCGACACCGGCACGACCCTGCTGGCCACCACGAGCACCGTCATCACCACCGCGACCGCCGCGGTCAGTGTGGAGGAAGCCATACCGGGGGCTGCCACCGCCCTCACCGTCGGCACCTCCCTGTCACCTGTCGCCGGGCTGCCCCGCCTGTCCGCCTGCACCCTCACCGCGCCCATCACCGGCGGGCGGCCCGCCGAAGACGACCAGACCTATTTGGCGCGCTGCGCCACGGGGCTGGCCCGGGTCAACACGTCGCTGGCCACCGCCCGCGACTTCACCGCCGCCGCGCTCGGGGACCCCCGCGTCGGGAGGGCCACCACAATCAACCGGTGGAACCCCGACACCTCGAGCAGCAGCGACGGGCACATCACGGTGGCCCTGCACGGACGCGGTGCGGCTCTGGACACCCCCACCCTCACCTCCATCGGGACGGCCCTGTCAGAGTCGGCGCTGGCCATCCTGACCGTGCACACCATCGGCGCCGACCTCGCCGCCGTCGATGTGACCGCTGGGATCACCATCGCCGCCGGGTACGACGAGGCCGACACCATCGCCGCCGCGACGGCCGTGCTCACCGAGTGGCTGTCCTGGGCCAACACCGGGTGGGGGCAGACCATCACCCCCACCGCGATCGAAACGGTCCTGGGGAACGTCCCCGGGGTGTCCACCCCGCTGGTCACCGCCCCCACCGGCGATGTCACCCACCAGCCGTGGCAGTTGCCCGCAGCCGGCACCATCACCATCCACACCTGATCGGAAGGCCCAGCCCGTGCCGTACCCCACCCCGTGGGCCCCCGACTACGATCCGGGCTGGCAGCCCGTCGCACCCAAAACGCAGCGCACCTGGCGGCTGCTGCCCGACCACATCCGCGCCGCCGACGACGGCACCCTGGAAGCGCTCATCGACGGGGTCGAGGACGCCCTGCGCCCGGAACTGCTGTTCCTCGACGCCGCGGGCGCCGGCCAGCCCGTCGACCCGGCAACCACCCCCACCGAGTGGCTGCCCTGGCTGGCCCGGCTGCTCGGCGCGGACATCGCCGGGCTCACCGACGCGCAGGCCCGCTGGTACCTGGCCCGCCGCGCCCGGTCCGCGAAAGGCTCAATGGCGGGGATCGCCGACGCCGTCGCGGCGACCCTGATTGGGACCCGATACGTCCGCGTGGACCGGGCGTCGCTGTGGGCGCTGACCGTCACCGTGGCCACCGAAGACATCGTGGACATCACCGTCACGCAGGCCGCCGCCGAACGGCACACCCCCGCCGGGGCGACCCTCACCCTGACCCCCACCACCCCGGTCACCCTCGCCCAGATCGATGCCACCTACGCGTCGCTGGCCGGGATCACCGCCACCGGGAAAACCCTCAACCAACTCCGATTCGGCTAGGGAGCACACATGGGCACACGCCTGGTCACCGCGACCTACCTGGCAGGAGACCTCCAGCCACTCGACGGCCGGCTGGTGTTCCGGCCCGTCACCAGAGTCATCCTCGACGAGGCGATCATGCTGCCCGACCCGATCAGCGTCACCCTGGACGACGGCCGCGCCGCGGTGCACCTGCAAACCACCGACACCGGTGCCCCCGCCGAATGGACCTGGCAGGTCCTCGAACTGGTCGCCGCCGCCCCACCCGCCGCCTGGCAGTTCACCCTGCCGCCAGGTGACCCGATCGACCTGGCGGACCTGTCACCGGTCGGTGACCCTCCCGGTGAGTGGCAGTACCAAGGCCCCCGGGGTCCTGCCGGGCCGACCGGGCCACAAGGACCGGCCTACACATCCCCGTGGGGTCCGATCAGCCCCGCTCCCGTCTCCGCCGAGCACCTGCAGGCCCAGATCACCGACCTCGCCGACCGCATCGCCGTATTGGAGGACACCCCGTGAGCAGAGACACCGCCAAGGCGTTCTACGCCCGGCAGATCGGGGAGCCGGAGAACGGGTACATCACCCCCGCCGATGCGCAGGCAGCCATCGACGTCATGTACGACGACCTGGAAGGCCCGTACGACGCCTCGGACCTCACCGACGGCTGCGTCACCCCGTCGAAACTCGCCCAGGACGCCGCAGCCCAAACACTGATGTCCGGGGTGCGCGCCGCGGCCGTCCTCGACGGCGGCGCACCGGGCAGCCAGCGTGACGCGCTCGTCGAGCTGCTGCTCGGCGGGCCGGTGTGCGACGCGGGCAGCCCCTCAGCAGGATCACCAGACCACGTCTTCGATGGAGGAGTCACAGCATGACAGTCAAGATCCAGGTCCGTCGCGGCACCGCCGCGCAGTGGACCGCAGCCAACCCGGTCCTCGCTGCCGGTGAGCCCGGCCACGAAACCGACACCGGGCAGGTGAAGATCGGCGACGGCGCGACAGGCTGGACCGCGCTGCCGTACTTGTCCGTCGCGCTGGCCGCCGGGATTGTGGGCTCCACCCACCTGGCTTCCGGCGCCGTCACCGCGTCGAAGATCGCCTCAGGCGCGGTCGGCGCAACCCAGATCGCGGACGGGTCCGTGGGCAGCGGGGAACTCGCCGACGGATCGGTCACGTCGGGGAAGATCGCCGACGGCACAATCGTCGACGCCGACATCGCGGCTGGCGCCGCGATCTCCCCCTCGAAGGTTTCAGGCACTGCCGTCGTGCAGACCCTCATCAACGCGAAGGGCGACCTGCTCGCGGGGACCGCCACCGACACGATGGGACTTCTCCCAGCCGAGGCGGACGGCCGCGTGCTGGTCACCGATGCCGGGCAGCCCACCGGGCTGCGGTGGGCCCCGCAGACCGGGCAGCTCACCGGGTCGGGGTCACCGGTCGGGGTGGTCACCCCCAGCTTCGCGGGACAGCTGTACGCCGACACAGCCAGCGGAGGCAAGTTGTGGGTTGCGACGGGGACGACTGCGTCGGCCTGGCAGCCGGTCACCGACTGGGCCTCACAAGGCAACCTGCTCTCCTCCAACGTTGCGACGGGCACGGATACCCTAGGGACGACGGAAGGAGTGGCCACATCAACGGCCACCGTCGAGTCGTCACTGGACCAGGCATACCGTGGGACACGCTCGCTCAAGGTGACCACGTCTGGCATCACAGGCCGGGCGATCTTTGGAGGCAACAGCAGCAGCGGCAGCATCCCGGTCGTGCCCGGCCGGCCCTACACGGCCACAGCCCGCGTCCGCGCAGGATCTGTCGCCGGGACCCCTGCCACCGGGGGTGTTCGCATCTACTGGTGGACGGCAGCCGGGAACGTTGCCGCGAGCAGCCCGACAGCAGGCCCGACTGCAACGGGGCAGACAGCGACGTGGGAGGAAAGCAGCCTGACAGCTGTGGCGCCCG